AACTATAAAGAAATGGTTGAAGAAACTGCACAAGATGGTCTAGAATATTTAGTAAATAGATATAATTATAAAGATTTATTTAAAGAAGGGTTTAGAGATTTGCTTGTTACAGGTAAAGAATTTTACAAAGTAGATATTATAGATAGAGACCCACAAGTTAGAAGAATAGACCCAAGAGCAATAGTTTATGATATAGGCATGAACTCTGATTATTTAGATGATGCTACATGGGTAGGTGAAGAAAGATGGTTGTCATTAAATGAAATAGTAGATGAGTATAGAGACGAGTTAGATGATGAAGATGTAAATTTAATTGCAGAAATGTCACGTGTGTATAGTCATGACCAACTAGCAAATTACAATTCAAATATTGATTGGGTAAATATGTATGAAGATTCTGAAAACAGAATTAGAGTAATTACTTGTGAATGGAAATCAGTTAGGTCACTACGTTTTAAAATATCTGAAAATAAATATGACCCAAGTAGACCATTTAAAAAACTTGTAGACGATGATTACAAGCCAAGAAAAAATGAAGTTATTGAAACAAGATATGTAGATGATATATGGGAAGCTACAAAAATAGGAGGCAGAATATTAGTAAGAGCACAACGTAGGCCAAATCAAGTACGTAGTGTAGATGATGCTGGTAGTACAAGTTTATCCTACATAGGCGTGGTAAGAAACAATACAACTGGACGTTCTTTATCTATGGTAGATTTATTAAAGAATGTACAGATGTTATACAATATAGTTATGTATCATATAGAACTAGCTATGGCTCGTTCTGGTGGTAAAGCTGTAGTATATGATACTTCACAATTACCTACTAATTTAGGAATGGATATGCAAACAGTATTGTATCATTTAAAAACAGATGGTATTATACCTATTAACTCAAAAGAAGAAGGAGGCCAAATGGCTAACTTTAACCAATTCCAACAAATTGATTTTACATTATCACAATCAGTACAGCAATTAATTAATTTAAAACTTATGCTTGAACAAACTGCTGGTAATATATCTGGAGTTAGTCCGCAAAGAGAAGGAGCTGTAGGTCAATATGAATATGTAGGAAATGTACAAAGAAGTGTAGTACAGTCAGCAACTATAACTGAAAGCTGGTTTTATTCACACATACAATGTAAGAAAAGAATATATGAAAGACTTTGTAATTTAATGAAGCTTTCATGGGCAGGCGGAAAGAAAGCTGCTGTAATATTAGGAGACGGTGCATATAAATTTTTAAATGTTATGCCTGATATTGCATTACAGGATTTTGGTGTTCATGTAGGAGATAGCGGTAAAGATGACGCTATGAGACAAGCTGTACAACAATTATCACAAGCTGCTTTACAGTCTGGTCAAATTAGTTTGTTAGATGTTATAAAAGTGATGAAAGCTGATACAATGACAGAAGCAGAACATGTTCTTGAAAGAGGTATGGATGAAATGAAAAAACAAATGGAAGTAGCAAAACAACAAGAACAAGAAATGTTAAAAGCACAAGCTGAAGCTGCTATGCAAGAAAAACAAGCAGATGCACAAATTAAACAACTTGATAATGAAACAAGTATTAAAGTTGCAGAAATAGGTGCACAAGCAAGAGTACAAGTAGCTGAAATAGCTTCTGATGATAAAAGAGATATAGCTGATATGAAAGAAAGAGTTGCTATGGACAAAGAAGTATTAAAGAATATGTTAGACAAAGGAGATACTGATAGTCCATCACCAAGTCCGCAAGGAACTGCAACGCAAGAACAAATGGATGCAGCAACACAAACTATTCTAGAATCATAAAAAAATATTATATTTGCAAATTAGGGACTAAAATTATTAAACAATGGCAGAAGAAAAATCAAAAATAGTAGAAGAAGTACAATCTACACCAGAAGAAGTAAAAGAACCAGCATTTGACCCGTCTGCATTTGCGGCAGAAGGGCCTGTAGAAACTACAGAAGAAACGACTGAAACACCAGAAGCTAAAGAAGATAGCGAAGTGGAAGATGTTGTTGAAGATGTAAAAGGTTTAGAAGAAGAAGCAGCAGAACAACCAGAACAAGAAGATGGCTTTAGTTGGGATTCAATAGAAACAGAAAAAGTTGAAGAACCAAAAGCAGAAGAAGAAGATATTGATTGGGATGTTGAAATAACAGAACAACCTAAAGAAGAAAAAACAGATATAGATTGGAAAGCTGTAGCAAAAACTTTAGGTTTAGATGAAAATACATCAGTTGATGAAATAAAACAAAAACTACAACCACGAGAAGAAGTAGAAGAAAAAGAAGTTGTAGAGCCACAAATGAATGATAATGCAACAAGACTTAATGAGTTTTTGAAATTATCAGACAAAGAACTATTAGCGGAAGAAATGAAAGCTGATGGTATGGCAGAAGATAAAATTGAGGAAGCATTAGATAAAATGGAAGACTCAGGTTTATTAATCAGGGAAGCGCATAGAATTAGAAGGCAGTTACAATCAGCAATTAAACAAGAAGCTCAACAAGCAAAAGTTCAACAAGCAGAGCAAGAAAAGCTGCAAAAACAGCAAGCTGAAACTAACAGAAAAGAACTTCAAACATACATCAAAACAATGGAAAACTTTATGGGTGGTAAAGTAAATAATAAAGACAAGCAAGAAGCATACAAGTATATTGTATCTGGTAATATGCAACAAGACATATGGAAATCTCATACCAATGCGTCTGAGGTGGCAATGTTTTTGCTATTCAAAGATAAATTTGCAAAGATACTTCGTGCACAGGGGTTAGAGGATGGCAAAGCCAGTATCCTAAATAAAATAACTTCTCCAAGTCTTAAAGGGAAATCTAAACCGACTTATGAAAAGAAAGATAGTTCGGTATTTGACCCTGCCGCGTTTATGAGAGAATAAATTTAATAACAAAAAAGCAATGCTAGGATTTGTGATATAAAATTTATTTAATCAAATTAAAATAATGTATAATTAAATAAATTAAAAAAAATGGCTAAAGTATATACGGGTACGTACGGAAGTGGTACGTCTCCAGAAAACTCGCTGAATACTGCCCTTTTGCAATACCCAGAGATTGCAAGAACTTTAATTCAGCAATATCCTAGATACTCTGCTACATTCCTATTAGAAAGAACTGGAAGATTTGCAAAAGAAAAAGTATTAGGAGACAACTCTTTTGAGTGGAAAGTAATGGGAAGATATAACACTCCTTCTTATTCTAATGGATGGATTTCTACAGATGGTGTAACATTTGTAGGAGCAACTGCTGGTTCAGGTGCATCTGCTGTATCAGGACAAACATTAACATCTATGGATGCTGATGGTGATATATTTTACATGTCTTTTGACGGACAAACTTCAGGAAGAACTGGTGACTTTTTAAATAAATACGATATGGTTAGATTCCAATCTGGAGCTACTGCATTAGTATTAGAAGACCCAGTTGCTGATGTAGTAAGAGCTGCTGCTAATGGTGGTACATTAACTGCTGCAACTGATTCTGTAGTTAAATTTGAAATAATAGATGGAACTGCTAATCCTTTACAGTTAAATGACATTAAAGATGAGGCTATAGTTGCTTCTATTGGTTCTGCTTTCCCTAACGGGTCTTCAGGAAGTGATGTTGGTGAAAATTATGTATATCCATCTACGCATGTTAATTACTTAACTACAATGCGTAAGAAAACTTCTGTAACTGGAAAAGACATTACAGATGTAACATGGATTGAAAACAATGGACACAGACTATGGTACTTTACTAAAGAGCAAATGATGATGGATGAGTACATGTATCAGCAAGAACTACAAAGATGGTATGGTAGAACTTCTGTAACTGACTCTACAGTACAAAGACCTGGCGCATATACTACTTCTACATTAGGATTAGGAAGTGGTGGACAGCAAAACTCTATTGTTACTGGTGATGGTTTACTAGCTCAAATCGATTCTTCAAATCAAGCTACTTATCAAATGGGTGCACTAACTGAAGATATTATTACTGAGTTTTTAGCAAAACTATCTTTAAATGCTACTAATGCAGAAGGTAACGAGTATGTTGTAATGACTGGTACTGAAGGTAGATTAGCTTTCCATAGAGCAATGAAAGAATTGTTAATTGCTCCTTCTGGAAGTTTTACTGGTGGTTCTATGTCTGGTGTAAATGGAGATGTTGAATTAGGTGCAAACTTTACTTCATATTCTGCATTAGGTAACAAATTAACTATGGCTTATTGCCCAGTATTTGATGACCCAAATTTACACTCACTAAGTGGTGGTACAAACGGTTTTGGTGATACTAGATTAAAAGAATCAGGAAAAATGGTATTCCTAGATTTTGGAAGAACTTCTGGTGTTTCTAATATTGAGCTTATCACTAAAGGTGCTGAGAATGTAAACAGAAGCTTCATTAAAAAATATGTAGCTGGAATGATAAACCCATATGACCAAAAGTCAATGATGGCAGCTAACGCTGATGACAAATTTGAAGCACACTTGCTTTCTGAATCTGGAATCATCGTAAGAAACCCATTATCTTGCGGTATATTGAGCGTATCATAATAATTAACTTAATTGTCTACACAGGGGGATTTATTCCCCCTCTTTAGACTTAACTTTAAAAAAATCCTCTGAGTAAAGTAGGAGGTATTATAAAAATGGCTTGTATGTTATTTTTTCAAACTGCTGATGATGATTGTATGTGTATACCTTCAAAGCAAGTAACAAGTATTGAAAACGATACGGACGGTTCTGTTCACGTTAGTTTTTTAAATACTGGTGCTGCTGGTGGAGTTATAGGTGTAGCTGAATTATCAGTAACTGATGGAAAAGAAGACGATGTGGTAAAACGTATCGCAAAAATTTGTTTAACTGGTAGAGGTGTTGTTACTATAGCTGACGACGTAAAAGGCATATATGTTGAAGACGTTACTGCTGTTGGTACAATAACTCCTGGTTCATAATAATAATTAATTAATTGGTATTTGTGAATAGACAGCCTATGCGCATAAATACCTTAGTAAATAACTTTAAAATAAATAAAAATGGCTTTAAAATTTAGTTTTAACAAGTTAAGAACTGCTGTAGCAGGATTTTTAACTGGAACAGATGCGAATGGTGGTTCTTTAACTGCTGGTGAAAACGCAGTATTTGTTCCACAACTTAGAGTTGCTACTCCTGTAAAGAACGTAGCGGCTGCTACAACATTAACTCCTCTTGATTCAGGTAGTTTGATTGTAATAAATCAAGCATCTGCTTATGAAATTACATTACCATTAGCTGCTGATGCAGGAGCTGGTTGGAATTGTACATTTGTAATTGGAACTGTAGCTGCTAATGCAGTAACTATTGCTAACAACACGGCTGAAGACACTATCGTAGGTGGTGTGGCTGGTGCTGATGGTGGTGCTGCAACTCATGCTGAAACAGCAGTTGATGAAATTGTATTTATTAGTGGCGCCGTATTAGGTGATACTGTACGATTAGTATGCGATGGAACTTTGTTCTATGCATCTGGTTATGCTGCTGATGTTGCACATATTACAGTTTCGTAATTAATAATTTGAATTATGGGAGGGCTTCGTGCTCTCCCAAAATTCTTTATATTTGTATATGAATTTTGTAGAATATTTAAGAAGTATTGCTAAAGACCCAGAAGAATGGGACAGAAAACAAATGGAAGGCGCAAAAAAAAATCAAGTGCGCTTTAATATTGGTGGGCAATCTGGATTTAAATGGCGTAAACATTCACAAAACAAAACATGGATAGAAAACGGAAATATTATAAAAGAAAGTAAAGGAAAAAGAATTAAATAACAGGGAACTTAAAAAAATAAAAAAATGAAAAAACACATAGTATTAGTAAAAGCAAGAAATGTAGAAAAATTTAATTACGTAAAGTTTGGTAATTATAAAGATGAAAGAGGAAAAAATAGAATATTAATAGACCCAAATGGCGAAGAAGTAGCAGGGTATGAAATGTTTCATGCAGTAAAATCATTAGATATTAATGATGAAGATGACAAAAGAATATATGAATTTTTAAAAGACCATCCATTAATTAAGGGTGGTGGTAAATTTCTTATTCAAGACATGAGAGCAGAACAAGAAAAAGCTGCTGAAGATTCTATTGAGTCTGCAAAAGCTATTACAACTGCTTCTCAACTTAATATTAATGAATTAAAAAACTTATCTGTACTAATGGGATTATCACCTAATTTAGATGATATGATGCTTAAAGCAAAAATTATACAATTTGCAAGTGATAATGCTACAAAGTTTTTAGCTACACTTAACGATGTAGACAAAGAACATAGAGTATTTTTAAAACAAGCATTAGACAAACAAGCTTTAACAAAAGTAAATGGTGTATGGAAGCATGGTTCAAATAATATTGGATTAACTGATGACCAAGCTATTGTGTGGTTAAAAGAAAATGCTGATATATACGCAATGTTAAAACATCAAATGCGTACAGGTGAAGTAGCACCAGTAGAACAAAAAGAAGAAAAAATAGAAGTATCTACAAATTCTTCTACGCCACAAGGTCTAAAAGAATTAATGGAATAAATGACAACAACTGAAGCATTTGAATATTTAGATTTATTATTAGATAAAGCTGACCAACCATACTTTATTGATTCAGAAAAAGAAAAGTTTATAAATTTAGCTATAACTGAGTTTATAAATAAATA